TACCCATTATTCAGAATCACGCCGTAGAGAGTCTCAAACCCTTATAGAACGCATGTTTGCACATCATGGCATCTCATTAGAAGATTTGCCAAAGTGGCCAACCTTTCAAAAACAATACAAAGAATTTACAAAAATACGTGAGGCAGCACATGCAGATTATATTTTAACTACGCCAAACACATATGGTGTTGATTCATTGGATATTATGGTTGAAGCCAAAGCAAAAGAGCAGGCACTATTAAATATCAATGTTGATTGTTGCAAAAAATCACCAATAATTTTAATATAATATATTTATAATAGATAATAAGTAATAAACAATAATAATTTAAATAAAAGATCAAGTTATGGCACATTACAAATACAAAGCAAAACTTACTGATGATGTTGAAGATGCTCGCGAAATTGTTCGCGCTGCAGGCAAAGCCCTAGAAGAAGGCAAAATTGATAAAGCATCATTACTTGACAATTTAGTACGAGCAATGAAGAAATTAGATTCAGCTCGCTATTATATTGACCGCGAATGAAAAAACTAATTAAAAATTTAGGTCGAGGATTTAAAAAGTTACAATGCAAATATTGCGAAAACATTTGCCAACGCGTCGACGAAAAATCAACAGGTGTTGTTTGCTCAACATGTACATCTAAACTAGTAGCAGGCAAAATATTGGAATTACGCAAATAATTCTTTATAATTGTTATAAAACAAATATGTTAGAAGCAGAAAAAATCAAAGAAAATTGGGATCGTTATCGCGGACTAGTTAATGAGTTCTTCCCTACCCGTAAAGATGCATTAAATAAAATGTATGATGATTTAGAAGAAAGAATGGTATTTATGCCAGCGTCTTCCATGGAACATTTTCATAATGCATTTTCAGGAGGATATGTAGACCATGTACTTCGAGTAATGGATTGTGCATTAACTTTGCATAATACTTGGACAGTTACTGGAGCAGATATGTCTGGCTATACTCAGGAAGAATTGTTGTTTGCGGCAATGCATCATGATTTAGGTAAATCAGGTTTCCCGGGAGATGGTAATGAAGTATACCAAATAGAAACATCGGATTGGCATCGTAAAAATCAAGGAAAACTTTACAAAACAAATTCAACAATTCCATTTGCAATGGTACCAGATTTATCTTTATGGTTGTTGCAAGAATATAAAGTTCATGTATCTTGGAATGAATATCAAGCTATTAAAATCCATGATGGCATGTATGACGATGCAAATAAACCTTATTTTGTTTCTCGGTCACCACAGTCAAAATTAAAAACAAATTTACCAGTTATTTTGCATCATGCAGACCATATGGCATCTATTATAGAATATGAACGATGGAGAAACAACAAAAACGTGTCTCCTAATCATGTTTCTGAAAAAAGTAAAACACAAAAAAGTAATGGATTAAAAAACTTGGCAGAAAACAATCCGCAAGTTGAACAATCAATTAGCGATATATTCAAAACATTTAATTAATCAAATTATGTCATTAATAATAATATTAGCATTATCAGGCGTTGCTAGTTATTTAGCATATCGAGTATGGTATTTAGCAGGAGTTATTGCTGACAGCCAGGATTTAGATTCTAGCAATATTGAATACATGGAAGAATTAGAATTAACTAATCAATACATGTATGGAAAAATTGTTGAAAGTTACAATAAAATGCAAGAAATAGATCGACTAGGTGCATTTGAAAAAGATGATGAGTCTGGAACAACGTTTCAATTATTAAATGAAGTTATAACACAATTAAAAACAGAGTTCGAAGATGGCACGCAAGAAAACCAATAATTACTTTACAAAAATAACAGATATATCTATTTCAGCATATAATCAACTTGAAAACACAGCGCACCGCGAACGAGTTTATCGCAGATTTATATATCCAGCGCTTATGAAATTAACGGAAAACATTATTAATAAAGTAAAACCTACTTATATTGATTCTTCGTTTTTAGATTTACAAACTGATCTTGTTACATTCTTAACTTCAAAATTAGATAAATTTAATCCGTTAGCAGGAAAAGCATATTCTTATTATACAAGAACATCATTTAATTATTTAATTGCAGAAAATCAAAAAGCATATGCAAAATTAAAAAATAATGCATTGGAAATTGATATAGATGATCGACGAAATATACTTATTGAAATTCATAATGATGAAATGCGAGAAACACTTAAAGAATTCATGACAGCATATGTTACATATTGTTATGATAATTTAAATTATATATTTAATAATTCAACAGATATACATGTAGCTGATTCAGTTCTTCATATTTTTGAAACTCGCGAAAACATAGAAAATTTTAATAAAAAAGCTTTGTATATTTTTATTAGAGAGCGTACGGGTTTAGAAACAACAAATATTACGCGTGTTATTAAAACACTTAAACAAATATACGATCAAAAATTCTTAGAATATTCAAGAACAAACTACGTAAACTTGCCTTTTTGATATTTATATTAAAGGATTTCATCGATGGATAAAAATGATGAATTATTTAAAGGTACTAGTTTTGCAGATTTGATGTCTGATGTTTATCATAATTCAAAAAAGAAAGATAGGCAAATAAATCAACTAATTAGTCAGTTACAGCCGCTAATAAAAAATGCGTCTGATGCTACAATAATTGTACCATTAATAAAAGAATATCTAGATGTTGCTGTTAAAAATGATGATCATCTTGTAAAATTAACAGCTATAGTTCAACGTTATATTTCAACAAAACAGACTATATCTGGAGCTGATGGATTATTAAGTGATGAAGAAAAACAACAATTGTTAGTTATTGCTGAACAAACATTATCAGCTGAATTAGATGATGAACTTACCCAAATTGATATAGAACAACAAGCGTTGCAACAAAAAATTAAAATAGCTGCAGCTAAAGTAAAGGAATCTCATGAGTGAAATTAGATGGGATGTTGCTGAAGTATTAGAATATGACCATACATATCAATATGATCCGCCTACAGAACAATCATCGGGAAATACTAATAGTTTATTTACAATAAAAGTACGTGCTGCAACATCATTGTATGGCAATCAAGTATTCAACGTACGACCATCTAATATTAATTTAAAACAAATACCATTAGTAGGCGAATTTGTTTTAATTTATAAAACATTTAATGAATATACCTCAAAATCAATGCGTCGCGAGGGCTGGTATTATGTTACAACAATTGATGTACATTCAAATATTAATGAAAATTTATTTCCGGGTCTTACGGGAAATTTAACAGATACTGAAATTGCTAACATAAAACCAGGCAAAACATTTGAATCTAAAACAGTTTCGCCATTGCAGCCATATGAAGGAGACTTTTTATTGGAAGGTCGCCATGGCAATAGTATTCGTTTTGGCAGTAGTATTAATACAACGTATCCAACAAATTATTACCATGCTGGTCCAACATGGTTTTCTCCTAGCTCTAACAATAATGGAGATCCTATTATTATATTATCTAATGGCAGAAAAAATCTTACAAATAAAGAATTTGTTATAGAAAATATAGAACAAGATGCATCATCTTTATATTTAACTAGCACACAACATGTAGATACATTAATATTAAGTAAAGATTTAACTATACATAGCTATAGTTATATAGGTTCACAATTTATTGGCGTTGCTGACCGTATCATATTACGTGCAAAAAAAGATATTGCTGTAATTGATTCTGAAATGGCTATTATTTTAAATACACCAGGTGAAATTTATATTGGTGGGGAAGATGCTGATCGTCCTATGGTACATGGCGATGTACTATTAACTATTCTACAAAAAATATTAAATCAATTAACTACAACAATTCAATGTGGTACCATGGCAGGTACATTTTTAGATCAAACTAATATAACAGCCGCACAAAAAGAATTAAATAATTTATTAAGTCAAAAATATTATATAAATAAAACATAAGGAAGTTATGAGCGCAATTGTTCCACCATTAGATATTATACCAAAATTACCGGCTAAAGCTGTTTCGTTAACTATAAAACAGATTGACAAGCAAACAACAAAACTAATGGATTCAGTTAATAAAACAGTAGCCGATTCTATTAAATTGCCAACCAATATAAAATGTGATGATCCTAGGATAAAACAAATTAAAAAACAGTTAACGAATATACAAACACAACTTACTACTGTGCAAAGTAATATTCCTAAAATACAAAAAACGGTTAATTCAATAAAATCAATTGTTACACTAGCATCTGGCATAAAAACAACAATATCAATAGCACAATTATCTAATCCAATTACAGCTCCATTATTTATTGCACAACAATTGACAGCAATACAAGATGCTACAATTGTTAATGCAATTGAATCATTAAACCAATTTGCTGCAGTTCCTGCAACATTGATATCTAAATTACAAACTATAGTACCACCATTAACGTCTGCTATATCAAAAGTATCAGCAGTATGTAATGGAGATGTAGACAATTTAAAAATACCAAATAGTTTACTTCCAGAGACTAATAATAGTGATACTAATAATAATGATACTAATAATAATGATAATAATGATTATAATGATTATAATGATTTAGTTGCAACTGAGTTTTATACTAAAAAAAATGTGTCTCAATCAGATTTAGATGGTCGTTCTGATTTAATTGAATCATTGGTGCAACAACAGGAAGATTTACTAACGTCATTAATAGAAGCGCCTAGTAAGGTATATCAAGATAGTGGATTACCAAAAAACTATATAGGTAAGATAGGCGATTATTATATTGATTTAGATAATCAATCAATATATGGACCAAAACCTCAGGCCGATGATTGGGGACAACCCGTAAATTAATAACTACAATATTTATATAAAAATGATACAATGGATACAAATACACTTATAAAAGCACTTAAAGTTGCCGTACGTCAAGTTATTAAAGAAGAATTAACAGAAATTCTACGTGACGGGTTACAAGACACTATTAATGAACTAGGACAACCTAAGAAAAAAATCAATGTTGATTCTAGAATAACAAATGAAACTGTAAAAAAGTCTAAAGTTCAATTTACTGATAATAAATGGGCATCGATTTTAAATGAAACAGATGCATTAATAGAACAACCAGGCGCAATGAATAGTTTAGCAGAACTCATGAATGAAGGAATGGATGACATTCATATGACATCAGCTGATGCTCGTGGTTTTGGAATGATGCGTCAAAATATGAATAATTCAATAACATCTGCAGCTCCTAAAGTAATGGATGACCCAGAAACAGGCAAAACGTATGAAGTTGCACCCGAAGTAGCAAAAGCGTTAACAAGAGATTATTCGCAACTAATGAAAGCAATAAACAATAAAAAGGGAATTAACTAATGGCATGGGCACCCGTTGAGCCAAACGTATTAATTAATGGTAATGCAACCGGATTAGCTATTAGTAGCACAAATTTGTACAAACCAATTTTTGATGCTAGAGTACAAACAATAGAAGATTTAAAATTTTTATTATTGACACATGTTGGCGAACTAGTAATGCAACCGGAATTTGGCACTCGATTATTATTTGTGCTATTTGAATCAAATTCGTCTTCATCAGATTTAAAAGAAACTATTGATGATATAATTAAAACTGCAGTAGCAAGATGGATGCCTAGCATAGATATAGAAAAAATTGATATTACAACTTCGGAAGACGACCCTTCATTATCTCATGATATTGTAATAAAATTAACTGTTGCATTTCCAATTATAAAAAACAATGTAGTTGTTGAAATTGCTGCTAATAATTCAGGAACGATAATAGTTTCGTCAAATATAGGAACAGAAAATGGAAAGTAAAAAAGATGTATCATATTTAGGTAAAGACTTTGGACAATTTCGTCGAAATTTAATAGACTTTACTAAACAATATTTTCCAGATTCATATACTAATTTTAATCAAGCATCGCCCGGTTCATTGTTTATTGACATGGCATCATATGTTGGTGATGTTTTATCTTATTATGCTGATGCAAATTTAAAAGAATCATTATTAGAACATGCAAGTGAGCGTGGTAATATATATGATATTGCAAAATCTTTAGGATACCGACCAAAAAACGTGGTGCCGGCATATACAATGTTAGATGTATATCAAATTGTACCAGCAATAGGTACAGGAACTAGTGTAAGACCGGATTTTAATTTTGCAGTGTCAATTAAACCTGGTATGCGCGTTAAACAAACTGAAGGCGACGCTATTTTTAGAACTACTGATTCTATAGAATTTGGATTTTCATCATCATATAATCCTACCGAAATTACCATATATGAAAGTGATACTGCTACATTGTTGCCTACTTATTATTTATTGAAAAAACAAGTACAA